GTATGACCTGTATGGCGAATAATCATTTTGATGGTATGGATGTGGACGAATTACAATCATACTATTCAGATTTTCATAAAGACTATTATGGATTTCGTCCTCGCTCGGCAACACCAGAGCAATGGCGTAGCCGTGATTGGTTGATTGAAAGCATTAATGGCATCCATGATGCTTTTGATGCTATGAAGAAAACGGCAGAAGGTCGTGAACAGTTGCGTGCTGAAGGTTGGCGTATTGATGAAAGTGAGTTTGTATGAGTTATGATTCGGATTATGAAAGTGTTTACATGGTCGTATTTGATTCTGGTAGAACCATTCATGTGCAATTCTTTGATGTTGAAGAAGTGAAGGAGTATTGTGCCGACCACCATGCTGGTGATTCTATCAAATCAATCTATAAAGAAGTTTACTGTAATTTTGCAGAGGTTGAATAATGCCAATTAGATATTCAACCAATTGGATGGGAGTGGCCAGTCTGCAATGGTATAGAGACCGTGGCCTAACCAAAAGAGTATCAAAGACCTTGACGGAAGATTCTCAATTAACGAATCGTAAGGCAGGTGATACCTTTGAATATGATGAAATATTACAAGAGTATTCATGTGGTCGTATTGATTGTCGTGGTGATGGCCTTGGTCCCTTTGGTGATGAAATTGGTGTTGATCCAATGACAACACAATCATGGGCTCGATTTAGTAAATGGTTGAATGATATTGAAACGCATGATATGTGGACTATGAAACAATTGGTTGATTTATATGAGCAAACAAATCCAAAAATAGAATGGTGGGTAGAATAATGAAAGCGTTTCCAACATCACAAAGTGAGCAATATCCACAAATTATTGAAGGAGGCATGGATTTGCGTGATTACTTTGCAGCAAAAGCTATGCAAACAATGAACTGTCAGAATAATTCAAATCCAAACACAATTTTACCCAACGCTATTAATGCTTATCGTTGGGCAGATGCAATGATGCAAGCTAGAAAGGCATAAAAGAAATGAGTTTTTACGAACATAAAATTACTGTTGAAATTCTAATTGCAACATGGGCTAACAAGCCACCCGATATTAAACTGCGTGATGTATTAAAACCCTTTGAAGAAGCTGATTGTTTAGTTGGTTCATCAAATATGTCCACAGAAACTTTAGGAATGTTAAAGGCACAAGACAAATGAGTAATCTATATTTTAATACTGGTAATACTGTCATTGTAACCAAAACACCTAGTGTGGAGTTTAATGATTATGTGCCACGATGGTTTATTCAACAATTTATAAAGTATATGGGTAAAGGCCATATCAAAGTTAAAGATTATCAAGGTAATGAATTGAAAGTATATTATGGGTATTAGTGCATATAAAGAAGTTACAGAATGGGACAATTCGGAGTTCGTGGTGCCGAACCATACTTACCTATTTGATGGCAAGTCCAATATACTGGCATATGCCAAGGCAAGCAATGATGAGCTGGTAATATTGCATAAGCCATTGGCCATGGATACCCGTAGGCGTAAGTTTATCAAGGTCAAACATGATGCCTTGGACGCCTATGGTGCAACGGTGGTGATTGCTGAACCTAACCTTGAGAATACGCCTCATTGGTCAGTCAAAAGCGATTCAGGTAAGACCTATACAGTCACCTTAGAATCTGGTAAGTACCAATGTAATTGTGTTGGTTATGCCTATCGTGGTAAATGTAAGCATTCAGATAGTGTTGCTTCGGAACAACAGTCTGCAAAATAAATTTGACATACCGTGTGGTACCTGTATAATGGTTGAATTAATTGAGAGGGAAATATATGAATAAAAATGCCAAGAGTTTTGTGGTTGCTGCCGAATCTATCTTTGGTGATAAGGCAGTTTTGAATCGTGATGAAATTAATAGAGTGGTGAGCGAATCAGGCGCACCATATCCATATTGGTTGGTTACTAAATCAGAATTTCGTGCAGGTCGTGGACAGTACCAAGTGCCATCATCTGGTGAAAAGATTGTAAAGGCCAAAGTTGTTGAACAGGCACAACCAGAGGTTGAAGTTGCGTATCAAACCAATACAGCACAAGTGTTAGAGTTCCGCCAACCAAAATTGGTAGATGATTCTGAACCTGCTGTGCCTGAGAAGTGGAAAGATTATGTGCCGTTTGGTTTCTTCAAAGATATGCGGAACATTATCAATAGCAAACAATTCTATCCTGTATTCGTTACTGGTTTATCAGGCAACGGCAAGACCTTAATGGTCGAGCAAGTGTGTGCTGAATTAGGTCGTGAGTGTATTCGTGTGAATATCTCGGTAGAAACCGATGAGAGTGACCTGCTTGGTGGTCCTACATTGGTGAATGGTAATGTGGTGAATCGTGATGGTCCTGTATTGATTGCTATGAAGCGTGGTGCAGTTCTATTGATTGACGAAGTAGACCGTGGTTCTAATAAGTTGATGTGCTTGCAAGGCATTATGGAAGGCAAACCTCATTACAATAAGAAATCTGGTGAGATGGTATATCCAAAGAATGGATTTAATATCATTGCAACGGCAAACACCAAAGGTCGTGGTAGTGATGAAGGCAAATACCTATCACAGATTCTTGATGATGCTTTCTTAGAACGATTCCCAATTACGGTAGAACAGGAATATCCTGATGCCAAAACTGAGAAGAAAATTCTTACACCATTAATCGATGACAAAAATTTTGTTGAGAACCTTTGCCAATGGGCTGATGTGGTTCGTAAGTGTTACGATGAAGGTGGTACTGATGAGATTATCTCTACTCGCCGATTGGTGCATATTGCCAAGGCGTATGAGATTTTCAAGGATCGTATGAAGGCCATCACCTTGTGTGTGAATCGTTTTGACGAAGAAACAAAAACGGCATTCTTAGATTTGTATTCTAAAGTGGATGCAACGGTGGAATCACCAGCGAATACGAGTAACTTAGCGACAGCAACAGAAATGTTGGCACAACCTAAGTGGTAAACATTCATCATACTGGTTGACATGGTTCTGGTAACCTGTATAATGGATGGTGTAGTAAGTGAGAAGTTTTTATATTATTAATTTATTAGGAGTATTACACAATGGCTTTAACAGTTCGCAAAGGTAAGGTAAACCGTCATGAGAAAATTACCCAAGTATTACTTTCAGGCAAACCAGTATCACCTGCAGAAATTCAGGCAGTATTTGCTGGCACCGACCAAGAGTCCGTACTGTATCGTTTAAGTACCAACATTTACAACATTCGTAAAGATGGTGGTATCGTGAAAGTTATCAAAGATGGCCGTAAAGTATCTGGCTATCAGTTGGTCAATGCCGATCAGTTCGATGCCAATGGTCGTTTCAAAGGTGTTACAGTTGCCACTAAGGCAGTTGCACCAGTTCAATCTAAAGAAGCCGTAACGGCTTAATCTCTCTGTCTTGGTATAGTCATTTAGATATGCTGTGAAGCACTCGGACTGTACCAAGACACCTTATTGAATCATATTGTAAGCCATGGGTCTTGCAAAGCCTGAGTAACTACCACAATAGTCTGGTTAATCCGGATAATTCCAGTGAGTGGTAGCAAATAGTGCAGTATGATTCAATAAGGTGAAAGGTTAATTATGGTAATATTCTGTATGTTGTTGGCATCCATTTTTGCATACACTGCTGGTGCTTGTGGCCAAGGTATGACTAATGGATGGAGAAAAGATTTGACTATAATATTTTTTCTATTGGCATCATGGTACTTTAGTGTTGCCATGTTAGGTTACGCAACGAAAGGTTAATTATGTGGATGTTAGTAATATTGGTGTACGCTGGCGCAATGAGTAGTGGTGATTCTGTTGCTCTTACGAATGTTGGTTCATTTCAAACTGAACAATCTTGTATTGTTGCCGGCGATAAAGTAAAGAAAATGGAAACTGGTACTTTCAAAGCGATTCGTTATACTTGCGTGAAGGTTTAAAATGAGTTATTGTAGATGGTCATCCGATGGCATGAAATGTGATGTGTATGTTTATGAGCATTATGCTGACGGTTATGTGTGCCATGTTGCATCTCGTAAGATTATAAATTTAGACGAAGCACCTCATGTGCCTAGTTTCTTTGATTATCCCACCGATGGGGACGGTAGATTATCTGATGAATCTATAAATGATTTTATGGTTAAACACCGTGCATGGGACGATTGGTTAGATAAGTCAGCCATTCGTGAGAATATTGGATTAGAGTTTGATGGTGAAACAATCAGTACTGATAGTGCCACTAGTATGGCAAACGAATTAACTATGTTGCGTGATATGGGTTATCAGGTGCCACAATATGCGATTGATACTCTGTATGAAGAAGGATTAGAAAACGGTGAACAGGCAGAATTATGATTGATGACGAATGTTGGTGTGAGGCCTGTAAACCAAATGATTGGCGATTAGGATCAATGCGAATGATTGTGTGTGAAATTTGTGGTAACAAAAGATGTCCTCATGCAACCAATCATGTCAATGAATGTACCGATAGCAATGAACCTGGCCAAAAAGGCAGTTCATGGGAAAATTATAAAATTTAAAGAGGTTTGAAGAATGATTGTTATATTTACAAATGCATTTAAAGGTAATGTATCGGATGAGATCGCAATCAATTCTGATTTGGTTGTGAGTGTATATCCTGCATTGACTGAGGACAACCGAATGATTACCAATATCTTTACATTGAATGAGAAAACATTTGGTGTGGAAGAAAACTATAAAACTGTAATTGCAAGACTAAACGGAGCGAAAGTAAAATAATGAGTGATAGATTTGATTTTGAACAACAAATTTTAAAATGTTGGAATATTACCGATGACATTAAAGAGGTATCTGAACATTTTATGAATTACCATGAGGCCAATTTTACCAAAGATAGAATTTCAAATTCTTTGATTGGTTTGTCCGAACTCTATGAGATCAAGTTCAATAAATTGTGGGACTTGTTTGAAGATGTTGTGATGGATTTGGTGCGTGAGAACAAGATGTTGAATGAAGAATGTGCCGCTATGCGTGAACAGTTGCAAGAATATAAAAATTGCATTGATCATACAGGTATCAATATTCACGATTCACCTGTAGAGAGCCAATTCAGTAAAGAAGAGGTACAAATGGCTGTTATGAAAGCGAAGAAGAAAAAGAAATGAGTAGATTAGAACGATTAAATGATTGGTGTGGAGAAGTGTTGAACAAAGCATATCGTTATGATGATCTCATTACATTTTGTGCATTATCATTATTAACTATTGTTTGTGTTATTTGTTTAACTGTTGGTATATTAGGAATGTTAGGATTTATTAAATGAAGTATATTGCAAAACCTCGGTTGTTCAACAAGACACACCAAAAAGAGTTCGATAACCCTATTGATGCCATTAAGTACCTAAACGAGTATATGAG